ATCAGATGGAGTTCTTCTCAGCTGACAACGCGGATAAGCTCAGAGGAGGACGCCGTGACGTGTTGTTCATGAACGAGGCCAATAACATGACGCTCGACGCGTTCGACCAGCTCGAGGTCCGTACGCGTGAGTTCGTATTCCTTGACTGGAACCCCACCAATGAGTTCTGGTTCTATACAGACGTTGTTCCTAACCGAGAGGATGTGGATCACATCATCATCACGTACAAGGATAACGAGGCATTAGAGCAAGCGATTATCGATTCCATCGAAGCCAGAAAGAACCGTAAAGGCTGGTATCAGGTGTACGGATTGGGCCAATTAGGCGAGGTGGAGGGCAAGATATACAAGGATTGGGCCATTATCGACCAGATTCCCCACGAGGCCAGGCTTATACGCCACGCGGTGGATTTCGGTTACAGCAACGACCCTTCAGCGATCGTGAGCATCTATAAGTACAATGGGGGCTATATAATCGACGAGGTCGCGTACAAGAAGGCGATGACCAACCGGCAGATAGCTGACATCCTGGTGAACCTTGAGGATGGACTTGTTATTGCTGACAGCGCGGAGCCTAAGAGTATCGATGAGATAGCAAGCTACGGTGTCTCTATCCTTCCATGCGAGAAAGGTCCAGGTTCGGTCAACGCGGGTATCCAGTTCGTTCAGGAACAGCGCGTATCCATGACTAAGACCTCGTACAACGTGATTCGCGAGTATAGGAACTATCTCTGGGAGACCGACAAGGACGGCCGGATACTCAACAAGCCTGAGCATACATATTCGCATTCCATGGACGCTATTCGTTATGGACTCAACTCAGTGAAGGTCGGGGAAGGGATGACGGTTCGTGCATACATACCAGACTTATAAACACCTCGGTATCTTGCCATCACTGATACTCTATGCTCATAACACCTAACTCCCACAACCTATGATCGCGGGTGAAGTTACCTATGAGAACGGCGAGCCTATCATGGGCGGTAAGAAGCTGGCTAAGTCTGCGTATTCTCCGTCTAAGGAGGTGATGGACCTGTTCGCGCAGGTTCAGAACGACTACACGGTAGCGTATAACCTCCAGCATCGGCCGTTTAACGAGTTCGACGGCCTTAACCTGCTCGACCGAGCGCGCAGGGACCAAGAGACGTTCGCAGCCTATGTAGGGGCTGAGTACGTGCCAGCGCATAAGCAATGGCGGTGGCGTGGCCGCAAGAACACCTCGCGTAATCGCCTCATCGGCCTGCTCGCACAGATGCTCGGCGCTATGCTCTTCCCGTATGTCCGGGCCGTAAACGAGAACGATGAGGAGGAGAAGGACGCTGCTCGCGTGATGCAGATTCTCGTAGAGGAGCACTTGAGGAAAGCAGGATATGAGACCAAGTTCTTGTACATGGTAATGAGTGCTCTCGTTAACCCCGCGGTATTCGTAGGCGTCGAGTATGTGCAGGCCATCCAGCGTATTAAGCAGCGGGGAGCAGATGGCAAACTTACCGTAATCGAGGCAGTCGATGAGTTTCTGTCAGGCATGCAGCTTAATATCATTCCGATAGACGAGATACTGCTCGGTGATTTCTATACCTTCGAGCTCCAGCGTCAGCCGTATATCGTCCGAGTTCGCCGTATCGCGTGGGACGAGGCTCGATCCGTCTATGGCAGACACCCCGATTTCAAATACGTAGAGGCAGGGAAGACCCGTATCGTGCTCACCGGTCAAGAGAATCAGACGCTGTTTGATATCGAATGGACCGAGGCGGATAGGGATTATGTGCAAGAGATTACAGTGTTCTACCGCTCTGAGGACCTGCAAGCTACGTTCGTAGGCGGTGTATTCATGGGCGAGGAAGCAGATATCTATAACTCCAACCCATTCGAGCATCGCAGGATGATTTGCAGTAATGGCGAGTGGTACCAAGCTCCTATCTATCCGTTCGCTAAGTCAGGCTTCGAGCCTCTAGATGTCACCGGACGCTTCGCCTACTACAAGTCGGCAGCATTCAAAGCGTATTGGGACGATGCGAGCATCAACAAGGCATATCAGCTGTTCCAGGACGGCATGTATCTTGATGTGTTCAAGCCGAACTTCATCTCAGGCGTATCTAAGGTAGACGGCACCGTTATAGCGCCTGGAGCTTCTATGGCACTCCCTAAGGACGCCAGCGTGACCCCGTACCAGCTCGGGCCTAACCTTGTCGCAGCAATGAACGTGCTCAACGAGAACAAGGACGACTTGTCCGAGTCCACTCAGGACCAGACGCAGGGCGGCGTAGTTGAGCCGAACGTGACCGCCAGGGCCACTATCATCGCGGAACGTAACGCCAAGCTCATCCTGGGCGTGTTCGGCCTCATGCTCGCTAACCTCGTCGAACAGGTAGGCGCGCTCACTATGGACGTGATTATCCAGCACTCTACCGTAGGGGAACTCGATGATTCGGTCCCTGAGAGCGTGAAGATGCGGTATAAGACCTTCCTCGCGAAAGGTAAGGAGAAGGGCCGGGAGGTAAGCAACCGCGTGGTATTCACTGACGAGTTCATGGCTGTACCGATGACTAAGCAGGAGCGTCTGCAGAAGGAATGGGAGCTCTTTAATCGTTCAGGTGATACGCCAGCAGAGCGGTTGGAGTCCAACCAACGCATATCGCTAGTGAATCCGTATCAATTCGCGCGCCAGCGGTATTATCTCTACATGGATGCCGACCAGATCGTGCAGAAGTCCATGGGAACCGACCAGGAACGCGATATGCTCGCATTGCAGACGCTCACTCAGTACCCTGAGTACGTGAACATGGAGAACGTCATCGAGGACTTCGCTATCGAGCCGTTCGCTGACGGCGATCCTGACCGCTACAAGAAGCAGCAAGACCCTAATGCGATGCTTCAGGCTGTCATGGGTGGCGCGCCGGGAGCACCAGCAGCAGGCGGGGCTGCTCCCCAGCAGAAGCCTGCATTACCAGCGTTAAACATGCCCGCATGAAATTAAAGACCGCAGGGAAAGGGGCCGAGAAGCTCATGCCGCTTCATAAGCGCGTAGCGACTGGCAACGCGCCGGTATTAAAACCCGCACGTAATAAGGTAGTTAAGAAGAAGTAAGTATCGTATGATGTATATATGCCCACAGGTGTGTATACACGTACGGAAGTTCATAGAGAAAACTCCAGGAGAAATATAAAAATAGCCCAGCTAGCTATCAATTATAGCGCTCCTAGGAAGCCACTCTCCAAAGAACATAAAGAAAAACTCTCCAAAGTGAAAAAGGGGCGGAAACTATCAGAAGAACACAAGAAAAAACTCTCTGAAGCAGCACGCAGAAAATGGGAAAATCCAGAGATGCGCCGCAAATGGAGTGAAATGTTCAAAGGAGACAAGAGTTATTTCTGGAGAGGCGGCGTTTCCACTGAGAACCAAATATTAAAAAGTTCTTTGGAGTATAACGAATGGAGACGCGCTGTCTTGAAGAGGGACAGATACACATGTGTATTCTGTGGAGACCGCAATCACAAAGGAAGAGGGAGCCGAATTGTGCTGAACGTAGACCACATTCAACCGTTCGCTCTTTATCCTGAACTCAGATTTGATGTGAACAATGGACGAGTTCTGTGTATCGATTGTCATCGCAAGACTGACACTTATGGATTCAGGATTAACAAACTAATAGTTAAAGGAAAATAACCATGCTTAAACCATTCTCATGGGTCTCGAATAAGGAAAAGCTCGAACGTGCTAAGGGTCTATTAGGTCCCGAGGCTTCAGAAGATGCTATCAAGGCCAAGTACGTGGAACTCGGCGGTCTGCTCGTCCCTGAGTACGAGATTCCCGAGGCCTCACCTGTTTCCGAGAAGAAACCAACAAAGAAAGTAGCAAAGAAGAAATAATGCTCGCTCGTATCATCGCATTCCTGTTGAAACGTGACTTGTCCGTAAAGACGAGGACGATTCTGCTGAACGCGGTTATACACAGCTTCGGGTTTCCGATTAAAGCTATTATTTCAACAGACGAGAATCGACGGATTCTTGTACAAGGGAAGCTTCTTACCGTTGATGAGACCGTCCAGTTGCAGGAAAGCGCCTACGCGCTCGCTCGCAACCCAGCGCTCCGCCTCATACGCGACCAGGTGCGCTTCAAAGCCATAGAACTCGGCTATCTGCAGAACGTGGATGCCGACCCCTACCGGGAACTGTTCTATAAGGCTGCGCTCTGGTACGCGCAGGAGGAGAAGGAACTCATCGACGGGTTAGCAGGCTCCCCGGACTCCACCCGTTAGTTGGAATCAATAACCGGCACCGCTTGCCATTAAAAGCGACACATTCCACATGGACGAAGAAACACAGGTAGAAAACCCAGTCGTACCTACCGCGACACCGGAGGAAACTCCAGCACCTTCACAAGAGAAAGACCCCGTAAAGGAGGAGCTTGAAAGGATCGAAAACGGTCAGCGTTCTAAGAAAGAGAAGCTCCTATACACCAAGAAGCGTGTAGAAGAGCAGCTCGCGGCACTCGGTGATGACGAAGTAGACGAGAACCGTCCGCTTACCGTCAAAGACCTGCGTACCTTCCAGGCTGTAGAAGCCCAGGAGACCGCTAAGACGCTCGCCGCAGAGATTATGGACGACAACGAACGCAAGCTCGTGCTCCATCATCTCGAGAACACCATCAAGCCTTCTGGGGACGCACAGACCGACCTCCGCAACGCCCGACTCATCGTCAATTCGGTGAAGAACGGGCAGCTCGCGGAGGAGGCAGCACGCGCAGCCAAGGCTCGCACGGCTCCATCGGCACCTGGTGCACCCCCTAAGGGTCCTGATGCAAAGCCAGAGCTTTCCAAGGAAGACGAAGCCGTTATGAAGGGCTTTGGACTCACCCAGGAGGAAGCACTTGCCGCGCTCAAATAACTTTCTTACGTGAAGGGACAAGTAACAACTTAATCCCTAACATATATGGCAAGAGGAGATATCTCCATCTACCGTGCAGGCGGAATGCTGTTTACAGCAGAGGCCTCGGTAGCATCGGGAACCGTATCGTCCATCAAGGCTGGTGAACCCACCACCCCTGCAGGCGCTACTGGTTCCGTCAGCGGTGTCGTCGCTCTTTCGGCAGACGCGTCGCCAACCACCGTCGGTACGGCTACCAACGTGCACTTCTCCGGTCTCGCTAAGTCGGACTCTGCGGAGACCGCAGCAGCAGCCGGTCCAGTCACTATCTGGGCACCGATGCCGGGCATCCTTTACGCAGCTAAGGCCAAGTCAGCAGCAGCAGTCGATACAGCGGCTGAGATCGTCGCGCTCCTCAACAAGCGCGTCATTCTTGATCTCACGACCACTGTATGGACCGTTGATACGGGCGCTACGGATGCTATTACTAACGGCGTCATCATCTACGGTGGTGACCCAGCCGCTAACCTCGTGTACTTCGGTATCGCACAGAACGTGACGGTATTCAGCACGGGCGCAGGCACCTAATCCTTCTGATATATGGATGGACTCACAAATGATTCCGGCCCCGGCCTGAATCTCGTCAAGACAGGGCTCGATAAGCTCTTCAACCAGGCGACCATGCAGCTTGCTACGGTAGGCAAGGCAACCGCCACCAACCCACTCGTATTCGTGCAGGAACAGGCTCCTGAAGCTGCAGGCGTCAACACCACCATCATCGGTGGCGGAGGCTACTTCGGTCAGTCGACTGATGACGTGCCTCCTACCAAGGACGCGGCAAAGCGTGCATACGCTACCCGCTTCTCGCAGGTCGTCAACTTCTTCGAGAACCTCCCGATCAGCCGTACCTTCATGCAGGACCAGCAGCTTTCTGCGGTCTCTAAGTCGGTGCAGCAGTTCGCACTCTCGTGGAAGAGTTCGCAGGACCGTAATGCATTTGCGGTCTACAACAACGGTTTCACCACCCAGACCACGATTGACGGCGTAGCGCTCTTCAGCAACTCCCACGTGAACCTCAACGCGGACACGGTGGACAACCTGGAGACCGGCGCTCTCTCGACCGATACCCTCAACACCACCATCGTGTCGCTTCGCGGCCAGGTGAACCAGACGGGTGTTATCGCAGGGTACGAGCCGAAGTTCCTCCTTTGTTCTTCGACCCTTCACCAGACCGCTATGGCAACCGCCAAGTCGGTGCTTCGTGCAGGTACGGGAAACAACGACCTCAACTACTACTCGGAGATGTATCCGGGTATGGAGGTCCTCTACAGCCCGTTCATCACCAGCACGACTGCCTACTTCGTAGGTTCGTTCACTCACGGTGTCACCCGCTTCG